GCAGTAATGTAGTTTCCTTTACATATCTTCCGGATTTCTTTTTTTGCCATAACCTTACTCGCTTGATTAGATGAAATTCCAAGTACTCTAGCAGCGTCCTTTGTGGTAATGAAAGGTTTTGACAAAATCTGGTATCCTTCTCGTTCGGTCATAATAGATTCTCAACCAGAGCCATCAGCATGCAGGCGATCGGTACGATGGATAAGAACGCTACATCTTCCAGCGTTACTTTTGTTTTTCTTTTTTGTCTGGACATTTTTCTGTCATGGTTACGATTAACCACTTCAAACATTTCGGTGCTCATGATTTCTCCTTTCTATCTCCTTGATTACCTCGCCAATCAATCGACTTTTGTCTTTCTCCTCTTCCTTTTCGAGGATATATTCGGCGATACCTACGACCAGCACCGCAAGGGCAATGACAACGAAGACGATACCGATCAATCGCATTGAAGTTCTCCTTTGTACAGTCGATTGATTAAATCCGTCTTGTAGTCGTCAACCGGATACAGCTGATGCTCTTCGTTCTCTTCTAAATAGAAATAGAATTTCTGCATCCAGTGCCCTGTGGCTCCGTATCTCTTTTGAATCTCTACAGGTTCATACCATGCCTCGAGAGCATAGATTTCTGTGCCGACAAGCTTTGTAATTTGAATTCCGAATTCAGGTTCTTTTTTGACTACGATCCAGTTATCTTCGCCATCGAAATGTGCTCGCCATTCTTTTTTCGTTTTCTTCATTCAATCTCCTTTCCTTGTCCACCCCTCAAATCTGTACCTCACACCGAGAGAATACTTTAGGAGAAATTTCATCATGACTTTCAAACATATACCGGCAGCTGAGTCTAAGACGTAGATTTAACGTGCAAGGGCAGGTTTGGGGAGTGGACACAACGCATATAGCGTAATTCAGTAGTAAATTTTTAGTCGGTCTTTGGACCGATAACGACCCGATCCATCGACCAACCAGCTTTGTCGCATAGAGCTTTTACTTCTGTGAATTTAAATGGGCTGATACCTTTTTCTTTTTCAGCGTAAGCCTTCGGCGTGATATTTAGGAATTCAGCGCACTCTTTTATGTTGAATCCACAGAGGCCTCTAAGCTGAGCGACTGTTATGGTTTGGCTTTCGTTGATCATATTCTCCTTTCTAGTTACGCTATCTGCGTAACACTTACACTATCATTATACGCTATTTGCGTGATAATGCAACAAAAAAGTTATATTTAATAACATTTTATTTCGCTTATAGCGATAAAGTGTTATTATTTAATTGAAAAGAGGTGAAGGTTATGAACGACAACAAAGTCACCGGCATTGCTATCAAAACCTTGCGGAAAAAAGCAAATCGAACGCTCCGAGAGTCTGCCGAACAATGTGGACACACTACCTCGTGGCTGTCAGATATAGAATCAGGAAGGAGAGCCCTGGATTTTAATGACGCTCGTGTATTATGCAAATATTACGGTTTCACATTGACAGATCTGTCGGATACGTTCGACATAATCAATAATATCGATGTTTTTGACAAGTAAATTGTCAGAATGTTATTTATTTTATATTGCAAAGGAGGATAAATATGGGATTGTTTGACAGGTTTAAAAAGCCTTCCCAACCAGCTGAAGGCTTGCCATATGAATATGAATGTAAAGTTGTAGGAATGCGTCACCATGCAGCCGAACATGATGCATGGGTTCGTTCTGGACGTAGATCAATGTCACTGGAAATAGTAGATAGCGGTAAATTTGCCGGAGCTGTTCAAGCTCTTGGAGATGGCCAGCTAATTGGCTATGTCGCTAACGAAGATTCAATAATGGTAAACCAGTTATTAAAAACTAAACAGTATGTAATATCACAGGTTACCTATTATGGACCGTACTATTTAGTGGTCCTGCAACTCCACAATTCAAATCAGCCACCACTACCAGCTAGGTTTATCGATGAAAGTGATGATGACGACTATAGTTCTTTCGATTACGAAAAGTGGGAAAAGAAGGAAAAAGAATTGCGTCCTTATTCTGATGAATATTACGACAATCTGACAAAGATTGAGGACACCTGGTCATTAATGACAACACTTAAGAACTTTGAAGGTCCAAGAGCTGAAGCTTTTGAAAAGCTCTGTCTTAAATCAACCGGACTATATTTTCATATCAACCATATCCGGAAGAAATACGGAGATGATACGTTAAATAACTGTCCAGCATATAAACGGCTTGCTATGCTTTACGAAAAGCAGAAACGTTATGAAGAAGCTGTTGAAGTGTGTGCTGCTGCACTACGTGCCGGATCTACGGCCGAAAAGATGAGTTCCAGATACATCCGGATGATAAAAAAGACTGGCCGTGAACCAAATGAAAAAGAATTAGAACTTGCTGATTCTGCCATGAACAAATAAGCAAATAAAAAGACAGCGGACTTTGGCGAGAGCGCTGTCAAAAGTAAAAAGGTTGATGCGCTTTTTACTATGCTCAATTTTACCATAGAAAGGAGACTTTTACATGGAAAGAAAACAATTTATTGTAGATTCTACCCTTACAGGCAGAAAGAAAAAAATATATAAATATCGTTTTTCAACTAGATATACAGATGCGCTCGGAAAGTCGAGCAGATATTATTCCAAATGGTTCAATTCAAAAGAAGAATGTCACGAAGCTGAATTATTATTTAGGACCAAAAAAGAACATCCATCAAACGGAGCATTCAGAGAAGTCTGCCGGGCATGCATTGACGATAAAGAAAAGCGTAATGCAATTACGCAGCGCACAAAGCGAGAACAGGAGCGCTTCCTGTCTGAATGGTTCGAGCCTTTGCACACCGTTCCAATCGGAGAGGTAACTCCGTTAATGATAGAAGAAATACTAGATAAATACATTGATCAATATTCTACTGGCTACGTGAAGAAGGCTAAGGATTTACTGAATACAACATTTAAATACGCAATGCGAAAGTATGGTCTGGAATCCAATCCGATGGACCGTATTGATAGAATCCTTCCGAAGGACGAGGAACAGTTGACAGAAATGACCATCTGGACCGCTGACCAGTTCAGCCAATTTATGGAGTTTGTTCCGGATGATAAGGAGGTTTATAAAGTATTTTACTTAATTCTCTTCTGGACTGGACTAAGAAAGAATGAAGCTCTTAGTTTAACTTGGAAAGACTTTGATGGAAAACGCTTGCGGATTTACAGACAGTGGCAGGATGGACGGTGGAGTACGCTGAAAACAAAGAAATCCATCCGAACCATACAAATAGATGCCAATTGTATCAATGCTCTAAATTCGCTTAAAAAGAGCGCTCAAAGAGATGAATACTTTTCTTTAGACTGGTTTATATTTGGAGGACCGAAGCAGATCAGCACAACCCACATTGATAGAATCAAACAGGCTGCGATTGAAAAGGCAGGATTGCCGTATATTCGAATCCACGATTTCAGACATTCTCATGCGAGCTATCTAATCAGCAAAGGTGTAAATATGTACACAGTTAGCAGAAGATTAGGACACTCTTCTATCCAGATGACCATAGATAGATATACCCATCTGCTTCCATCGGCAGAGGATGAAGTGATCAATGCGATCACAGGATAGCAATGCGCCATTTATGCGCCAAAATTGGCTGAGATAGCGCATTTTAAACACACTAGTCCCCTTTATATAAAGCATTACACCACTTAAAACCACTTAATAACCCATATTACAAGAGTCCCTAGGGGTCCACCATTAGTCAATAAGTCCTTTATATAAAGGACTTTTTTATTTTCAATGCGCCAAAAATGCGCCACCTTTGACATAGTTTTTTGCTCCTCTATATATAATAGGAAGAAAAATAAGTCATCAATCTGCCTCTACATCACTTGACAATATAGGTATATACTGATATAATGTTATTGAAGATAAGGTAGTGATACCTAAGGAGGATATGATCATGACAAAAGCAACTGAAGCGCAAAAAAGAGCATCCAGTAAATATGATAAGGAAAATACAAAACAGAAAGTTTTGAAGTTTAACAAATCCACCGATGCGGATATTCTGGAACTGCTGGACGGAGTAACAAATGTCCAGGGATACATCAAGCGACTGATCAGAAACGATATGAAAAATAAGGAGGTTTACAAGATGTACACAAATAATGAATATGTGGTTTACTACACAATTACTAATCAATATAACGAAGTTATGAACCGTGAAATTCACGAATGGGCACCGACTAAGGAAGAAGCAGCGAACAAGCTTCTGGAAGAAAAGCCAAACGCTACGATTACAAAAGTTATTGAAGCATCTAAAATCAAACACTTCCGAGTTCATGTAATTGATCATACCGAACACTGGTATGATGCATATGCTGAAACTAAGGAAGAAGTTGAACAGAGATACGCTAACGATCCGATGGTTAAAGAGTTTGAAGTTTACGAATAAGGACGGTACACACTACCGTCTTTTTATTTGTCTTTGCCAGCGTTTTGCCACTATTTTGCCATTGTTTTTCGCTGACTAATCGCTGAATAATCGCTGAATAATCACTGACTTTTCACTTAAATTCAGCGAAAAAAATCAGGAGGCCCTTAACGAGCCCCCCTTCCATGTAAATATTCACTTTTAGAATACAGGCAATTAGTAAAGCATATCTACATGGGATTTAATCTATCCAAGGCAACTAGTGCCTGTTGGACTATTGAATGATATTACTCCTTTAAAGGTTGAAAGCCAGCATTATAGGATGTTCTGCTAAATAAGCGTTCATATCTGCTAATGTCGTATATTTCTTCGTATACAGCCAAACTTCAACATTTGCTCCACTTCCAACAATCGCAACTGTCATGCCTGTCGTATTCATTACTCCCATTCGTGCTCATAAGGAGTACATTTATTGATACATTCTATCATGTCATGGTTTACCTCCTTGCGTCCGCTGTTTGATAACATTTTCTTTTTTTCTCCGGTTGTTCTGCTATGAAGCGCACATTGCTGTGCGCATTAAATTGTTAACTGATTTAAAGTGTACTTTAATAGTTAATTGCAGACGGTTCACGTTTATCGAACCATTTAGACACACTAGAACCGATACGCACAATGTAAATCATTCGGTTTGCAGTATCAATTGACACTGACGTTATACAATCTTCCGCTTTTGTATAATCTGCTCTAGGAAGATCTATTCTACCACCGTTTTGATACCTGTCTGTGGATGTTGAGGAAAATGACAGAATTAATTGGTCAGGATATTTTGTTATGTTGCCCACAAAATCAATATGTTGGTGACCAGTCAAGTAACAGATAAATACACCATTGCCACGACTACTAAAATCAACATCAACATTTACCTGTGACAATGCGCTGTTATTCGATGAATAGGATTTTGACAGTGTATTTCCATTTATCCATGCATTTACAATGTCAACAATCAAATTTGTCTGTGTTCCTTCATTTGGCAGTCCCAGTTCTCTGTTATTGAATTTTATGTCAGTGTTTTTTGTTGTTTCAGCAGGAGCAGAATGCGATAAAATAATGACTTGATAGTCTGACGGAGTATTCAATAATCCATTGACTAACCAATCTATCTGTTCCTGTGAATAATATTCTGTGTATCTATTCACAATATAATTTCCATCAGAATCAACACTATAATTGTCAACATCATATGGATTCAAACAGAACAGCCTTAGTTTGTAATTTGAATAATCTTTATAGTAATAACATTTTCCACTGTCAACAATTGTTCCTGCAAACTGCAAATTTGGAGCAATAAATTTATTGTATACCTGTTCAACAGTTCCTGTTTTAGATGGTGAATTTCCAATTCCAAAGTCATGATTTCCAACCAAGGTTAACCAGTTTCCCCTTGATTTAGCTATTTCATTTGTATACCATGTTCCATCATTATCACTGAATGTGCCTGTTTGTAAATCGCCAAGTGTAATACCACAGTCAAAACATTTCATTACATTGGCATAATCAACCGCACGATTTAACGCATACGTATCACCATGTACATCAGTAGTTATCAAAGCAGTAAACCGCTTATCTACATTTGAATATCCATTTGAATGATGTCCATAATTCGCACCTGCGTTAACATACATGCTTTCTGTTTGGTTTAGAGTTAAAATATCACGATTGTTTAACTGATTATAAACATCAGCCAAGCCTGTTCCCTTTAAATTAAACTGTGAAACAGAACCATACTGCAAACCTATGGACGCTCTTATATACTGCGTATTTTTTGGTGCTGTAAGTGTACGAGTTAAAACGTGTACATCCGCAAGAATACCATATGATGCAGCATTATTACCGTTGATTGTTTCAATCACATTCTTATGAATATCATAAAAAGCTAATGAAGCATTGCCGTAAATCGTAGAAGAAACCTGTATTTCACCACCATCATTTAACGGCACATAAATATAAGGTGTATATTTATAGCTTGTAGATCCGCTTACACTTCCGTCTGGTGTTACCATACCATCAGGCAATGTGTCAAATGATACATTATATTTTACTTCATTAAGTTCTTCTTTTGTTGTTGCAATTATATTTTGAAATATGCATGTTGCATCAAAATCACTAGGATCAATGTTTTCATCTGGTGTTGGTTTGAAAACAAGAATGAGTTTTCTGTTTTCTTCAACGACTATTCTTTGTTCACCCTCTAAATACGGGCTGTCCGAAATAAATACACCATTTGTTGTAAATGCACCATATAAAATATACTTAAATTTCGCACTAGGTTTAAAAACAATTACATCATTTGGTGTAATATCAATGAATCCCTTTGTCCTAATGCGTTTAGGATTAGATACCACACCACCTGTTGCATTATAACTTCCAGAAATTAATAAACTGTTTAAAGAAAATGACCCCATCAGTTTATTATTAAAATCACTCTTTAAATCCCCAATCTGCCCTCTTACCGCATCACCAGCAGTTGGATAAGTTGTTCCATCTGAACCAGTACGAACATCAGATACTTCACTGCTTAGCGTACTGTAATCGGATGGAATACTAGCTATCACTGCGTTTCCTGTGGCTCTAATTGACGCTAATTCAGATTGCGCCTGAGCCTCTAAATCCTCAAATAAAGTACCTGTTGCCTCTTCTACATATTGATCAACCAATACCTTGACAACATCCGAGTTACTGCCTTCGACAGGTGATATGAGTCTGTCACGAAAAATTAATACATCGATTGCAAATGATACTAAAACTTTTTCGTCTTTTTCAACCCTTAACTGTAAATAACCTTTGCCTGCTTCCGAAAAGGTCGTGTTATAAGGCACAATCGAAACCGTATTATCTTCAAAGGTTGCGTTATTCAGTTCGCCTTTAGTTGATGTAATTACCTGCCATTTAACGGTTGCTCCGGTTGGAATATCCCAGTCTGCAAAAGTAATTTTGATAGTTAACATGTTCGAACCTTGAACCACATAAAGCGGTTCTATATAGTTCGGTTTAAATACGTTTATCTTTCGTTCAAAGTATTCCATAACATTACACCGCCCATATCTTTATTCCTTCCACTGCAGTGCTTATTCCTACCGTGCCTGCAGTGAATCCTTCTTTCACTGTGCCAGTCCAGCCATAAGTGGCTAAATGGAGCTGATACCTCAATTCTCCTTTGAATGTATTATTCTCAGAGTATTCAATCTCGATAGCTTCAATCCTTCTGCTTTCCCCTGTTGTACCGATTACGGTATTGGGCTGAACATCCTTGTACAGCTTCCAACCAATATCTTGGATGTGGACCTTCACGTCAATGTGCAGGCCTTCAACCTTGCTGCAGTCAATCTTTAGAGCTTCAAGTCGTTTGGATTCGCCAGTGGACCCTGCAATCTGGCCGTCATGAATCCACTCCCTCCATCCATAGTCCTGACAGTGTGCACAATAATAAAGTCCGGCATTATTGTACGGATCTACATTGCCGTCTAACTGACTCATCTTGTCATTGTATGGAAAGCGAATCCATCCAATGATACGGCCATCTCCATCCGAGAAAGCGCGCTCATTATATCTTGCCGGAGCTCCATTGATTAAAGCGTCCCAATTCCCGTCAATGTTCTGCTCGATTGTTTTAACAGTATAGCCATCCGAGTCTTCGATAACAAGACCTGTATGGCCGTACTCGTGGGCCCATGTCTGCATAACAAAGCAGTCACCAGCTAATGGATTGACTCCAATAGCATCGTAAATTACCTCAAAGCCTTGGGCCTTTGCAGAATCGAGCAAATCAATGGCATTACCCCATAAAGCTTTGCCGAAAAACTTTGTAGAGATTCCGTTGGTTAAGTCGGTGCACTGGGTACCATATACGTGGTCGGCATCCCAACCAACGCCACGATCTGCAAGGCCACGAGCCCAGTTAATTACTTCAAATCTTGTAGCCATCACAAATCCTCGACTTTCTTCTCTACTTTTGTAAGTCTTGCTTCGTTATTAGAAATTCTAACTTCATGCTCTATCTGCTTTTTACCAAGGTCGTTAATCTTGGACTCCATTGACTTTATATCAACTCTTGTTTCTGTCATCATCGTACACAGCTGGTCGAGCTTTGCATTTGCCTTAGCAATGCCAGAAGCTTCTTCACTATTGTTCTTTTTGAGATTGCTGATTATGGCGTAACCAGCTCCAACTGCAGCGATTGTCGAGCAGATAATAGCTAGACTGACGGATGTATTTCCGTCAATCATTATTGAGACCTCTTTGCCTTTAGATCATGCATATAGGCATCGGCAATAATTGCCTCCGGTGTAAATGAGTTATTCTTCCACCATGCCCAGATTGTTGAGATGATGGTAAATCCTGCTGAAACTAACTGATAAATTAAATCTTCATTCAAAGGAATCTGCTGTCTTCCGAATACAGCAAATAATTGATTGATCAATGCAATAAAAAGGACGATAGTACGTGCTATCGTTCCACTTTCAATCTTTAGGTTTTTCATTGTTGTCACCTCTTAAAATAAACGACTCTGTAAAGTCGTGAAATTGTCGAATACTGTTTTACATTTTGTCGAATCCGTAAAGCTTATGATCTGCTCAACTATTCGAGCCTCGATATATAAATTTCTTTGTTCATCCGCTAAAGTAAATGCATCACCGATTTCAGCATCGATAAAGCCTTCCACAGTGTAACTTACCTGTGGAACGCAGTGCTGCTTAAGCTCAGCCAGCGCCTGATTGTATAAGGATTCGGCATCTGCTGCATCACAGCTCCAGTTGTGCGCAAGCCATCCATCAGCTGTTGATAATGCCGTAGCTGGATATCTATTTTTAGACTGCGGTGCAAAGATTACGATATCTCCGGATGGATGCCAGTACAGCACTTCGCCATCCGAATCGTATATTTTCCTGTCACCGATACTCGAGAGATTGATATCACCGCTCCCAGTCGGTCGGATAGCTGTATACAGTTCCGTAATATCTTCCTTATGGCTTGTTACCATCAGCTCTTTATTGACCCTTAGAATCTCATTTGTTCGGTCTCTACCCATTCCCTGATATTCTGTATCATGCTTTCGGTACACATTCATGGTCAGCTTCTTGAGACCGTAATAGTCGCCTAATTCCGTGACGAATTCAATCTCAGCATCAAATACATCAGCTAAGGAATACAGCCGTGAAAGCACCGTATCCGAATCGCTCCACGTGTGTGTGATGCGTTTATCTGATACTTCGTTGACATCAATATTGATAACTGTCGAATCAAACCCGAAAGCCTGTACATACTGTACAAAGCTCATGGCCGATTGAGCCTGATATGGCTGAATATCTTCGTTGATCAATTCGAATAAAAGGCCGTAGCATTCCACCACGACCTCAGAACCATCATTTTCGACAGATACAATATTTAAATAATACCCCTTTTGTTTGCCTTCAGCGCTTGTCCGGATAAACGATAGATGATATCCACATTGGAGAATATCCACATCTTCATAGTCTGCATATACCTTGAAGTTAAATGTATATGCAGAACCTTCAAGATAGGTATGCAGTTCATCATCGTAAAAGTGCATTGCATCATCTACGGAGTTGTCCATAAATCCGACAATGTTGTCATGATGGTCCAAGACCGCAATTCTAACGTCATCCATTACTGCCATACCTCACGTATATACGCCGTGACATCCGGAAGTGTCTGGCACCAACTGGATACTGCAATCTGAATATCGTTGATTCCAGGCTCTGCTTTAAAGTACCGTGTTCCGATAACTTCATCTCCCGGACGGTCCATGCCGTTAACAAATACTTTGGAGTCATTGCCATCAATCACTACCACATCTCCTGCTTCATAGGTGTTTGGCAGATCATACCAACCTGATACGCCGTATTTAGTAAACTTCAGCTCGCTGATGGCGTTGACCCCTACATAGCTTTGACGTGTATCGTAGTTATCAAATGTAACCTGTATCTTAGTGCAGATCATATCCTTGATGGCTGGATCAACAAAGCTGAAATGAGAACCCCACCAGTAGAAGGTTACTTTGTCGCCTTCCTTAGTAATATCGTTAGCGCCTCGACCATTATACGGATTGTGTTCATCGTAAATAGTTGGTTGGAAGTTAATCTGACGTACTATTTTACCGTTTACCCAATACTCTGCATAGGCATCGTTACCTGCAGAATCCGATTTAACAATTTGGAAAGCACAGATTAGTTTATTATCCTCCGTACAGAAAGCGACACCCTGTTCACCAGTCTGGCCTAACTGGCTTGTCATAAACCAGTGAGCCATCCATGCATACCAGTCTTTTGCACCGGCTTCTCCGGTAGTATCTGCAGGAAGTGTTAACTCGTAACAACATCCGTTCCATTTACCTGCAGCACGATTTCCAAACGAATCGATACAAATACCTTGTGTAGACGTTCCGTTAATAGGTGCTTTCTTCATCGTACCCGTATAGTTGTAGTTATTAGAATCCGGATGAAGCACGGAAGATGATACTTTTGTAGCAGGCCAGTCTGCAATGGTTGAAAGTAGTTCCTTCGCATTGGTGATAGTCTGGCCATCGACTTCTTCAGGAGCTCCAAATCGCATAGAGCCCTGATCAGACAGGATACCGATATATCCATTTTCAGCGTTATTCACAATTTCATACTGAATGGCACAAGGCTCGGAGCCTTCATTTTCAATCGGTAAGGTCAATACACCATTTACCACCTCAGCGGTAAATGCTTTCACTGTAGTTGAATACTTATAAGGGTCTATACACGTGATTTCAATTTCACCTGTAACGGAATTCTTTCCGCTTGCCACAACAGTATTGTTTGTCTTGGTGCCGATAAAGTATTTATCCGGTTCATCTTTAAAGATGACTTCTACCTGTTCGCCTCTAAGAAGATGATTCAGTTTATTGAACTTTTCTCTAAAATCTCTTGGACTATCAGCGATCAATTGATAGCCTACCGTGATGGTTCGAATAGGTCTACGTCTACCCAAGTACCTGGCACCGTCAATGCCATTTATTTCTCCGGTTTGGAGCTCCGAAACAAGGAGCTCTCTTCCGGAAGTGTAAAGAGTGCGGTAGCCTGTCAGCTCATATTCAATATATTTGCCATCGTAGCTCATTGCCTCAGCAGGTAACGGCATATCTTTCTGATAGTCATTAGTGTCTACAAATGAATACATACTACTGCACTCCTTTCAGCCTTTTTTTAATCTTATCTTGTCTTGAACTTTCGTTTTTCGTTGCATCGTAAGTCGCATGCGCAAATTCACGATCATTGATATACAAAGGTACATCCACTCTGATTGCTCTGGACATGTCTGCATCTCCAAGATTATAGCCATCCATTGCGAAAGCCATCTGCTGATGCTGTGGAATAGCGAATAAATTGGCGGCAGCTGCTGCAACCTTACGAACCATATCGGATAGACCTAATGCCAAACCTTCGCCCCACCAACGGCCATCTTTTCGTGCGACCTTGGAAGGTGATCCAATCTTAGCTTTTGCCTGGATAGCTTTATCTGCAGCAGCTGCTAATTGTGCTGCAACAGATTGAACGTATCCGAGCATGGATGCCATACCTTGAGCCAATCCCATACCGATAAATGCACCGGCTTGATAAGCTCCGCTTCCTGCTCTGGATAAAGCTGACTGTATTCCTGTGGCCATCTGATTCGCAATTGCCACAGACCTTGATGCTCCGGAGCTCATCGCAGAGGTAAACTGATTCATTGCCCTGTTAGCAAGGCTTCCGATATTGGAAAGTCCGGATTGCACACCCGATTGCACACCTTTGCCAATCATTTGACCAGCGGATACTGCAGCAGCAGCTCCTGCCATTAATGCAGAAGCAAACGATGCCATGGCTGTGGATGCAGTAGCGCCTAAGCTTGATAATGGTCCAGATACAGCGCTAAGGCTTGCACCAAGTGCCATCATTGCAGCCGAAGCAGTTGCCCCGGATGTATTGATCAATGTCAATGCCGTAGCTAACTGATTCATACCGTTACCAAGTTCGGTAATTCCTCCGCTTGCTGCAGCTATACCTGCTATTCCTGTAGCTACTGCTGCAAGAGAAGCACCCATATCCAACAGATTTAATTCCGTTAACGTCTTAACTCCATTAGCTAGATGCTCAAATCCTTTACCAGCATTTAAGGCAGAGTTTCCGATTGATTCGATAACACTGGATACTCCTTCGAGTATGGACTGCACTGCATTGCCAAATGATTCGATAGCATTTCCTGCAGATTCGAATACCGTTCCGATCGCTGTACCGAATGATTCAATTACTCCGGATAAGCTGTCCAGTATAGGACTAACCTGTTCCACCAGTGAAGTAAACGCATTAGCGATGGCTGTAACAGCTTCCTGTGTTGCTGTCATTACCGGAACTAACGCAGGAATATATGGAGCTAATGCCTGTACTATCTGAACGATTGCATTAGCAACAATCTGAGCCACCGAAGTAATGACATTACCGATAATCTCAAACACTGGCATAACAGCCGGCAATACCGTTGCGATAGCTTCACCAATTGCCGTAACAACTTCAGCTATTGCACTTCCTAGTGCAGTCATAAATGGTGCCATATTGGCTACTGCCGTTCCAATTGACTCAATGATCGTAGCCACTCCATCACCCTGTGTCGCCAGTAGTGTAAGTGATGCGACTACCATGGCAATGGCAGCACCGACTGCAAGAATATTGACAGGGTTGGCCATCTTCAGCGCCTTACCGATGCCTGTGAAGGTACTTTCTAATCCTTTACCGATACCTTTGGATGCATTGCCTAAGCCTTTGCCTGCTGATTCAACAAATTTACCCAGTGAAGTAATTACCTGAGCAAGTGCTGATTTAGAATTCTTAGAAAAAGTCTTGAACGGATTCAAATGCTTGATAAAGTCTAAAGCCTTTGCTCCTGTAGATACGGCAGCAAGTGCTCCGACAATACCAAGTATCGGTGTCCAGTTGATTTGCCCAACAGCCTTACCAACATTCGATATAGTTTGGCCGATTGCGTTAAAGTCAATCGATGCAACAAAAGCAGACAACTGGTCAGCCCACTCTTCAAGAAAAGAGAAGTCAATCGTGCCGATCCAGTCAATCAATTTGCTGAGTGCATCAATTCCTATCTGCGAGAACTTGTCAAAAGCTGGGCCTAACTTAACAGCTAACTGCTGCCTAACTCCATCCATTGCCTGCTCTAAGGTCTTGTACTGAGTCGCCATCTGGCTGAATCCATCCGAGTTACCAACCTTTGCAACGGCATTGAAGAAGTCCTCTGTTGCTACAGTACCATTTTGAACGGCAGCAACTAACTCTGTTGTGGTCATCCCCATCTCTTTGGCAACGGCAGCAATACCTGCAGGAGTCTGCTCTAACATCAATTTAAAGTCCTGCCAAGCTACATAAGGTTTTGCAGCCATCTGCGTAGCTTGCTGAGACAATGTTTTCATGGCTTGCTGCGGATTCTCAGCAGCGGCAGCAAGTCCACCGAAGCCTTTAACCAACTCTAAGCAGTTATCTACACCAACTGCAGCGAGCTGTGAATAAGTGGATGCCATATCGGATGCAGTATAGACTGTCTTGGTGGCATATTCTTCCAGGGCACTGCGTACAGAGGCTATTTCTTCCTCAGACTTGCCGAATACTCTCATATTACCTTCGAATGACTTCCATGCTTTATTAGCGTTGGTGATCTCATCCGTTACAGAAGAAAACAGGTCTTGTACTACGCCTAAGGCTTGGCTTCCAAGTTTGGCCATGACACCAAATCCAAAGCCACCTGAGAGCTTAGTGGATAAACCTCCGGCAGTTTCTGACAGTTTATTAAAAGTGGACGACATATTTTTATCTGTAGCTGTCAAAACAGCATTAACGTTATAGCTTGCAGCCATTATGCCACCCCTTTCTCTTTTCGATATTTAACGACTCTTTCGAACATTGAAGATGGTTTATCTTCCTCGCCTCGTGCTTTCTTAAGTGCTTCTTCATAGTTGTAGAAGCTTTTGAAAGTAGGATACTTTGCAGTACCTCGCTTTGTAATGGAGCCTGCAGCATTGGTCAGATACGCAAGAGAGTATACTTTTCCCTCTTCTTCAACGGCCTTTTCGTTATAGGCACGCATCTGCAGATTTACTTCCGGAAGAGTCAGCCTCTCCACCTGTTCAAAAGTCGTATATCCCAGATTCTTAAAATAAAAAAAAGCGACCTCGTCAAACAGGTCGCCCATACTCTTATTTATTCGTTCGGTTTTTCGTTCGCCTGCAATGTCGTCATCATCTGGGCTATCTTTGATTTGCAGACATTGCTCTGCGATAAAAAACTCATGATCTCATCTTTAAGAGCCTCCAAATCGGTGCCTTCATCTTCCAGATATGCATCAAGAGTTTTCTGCGAAATTCTAGGAGTCTCCGTTTTATTAGCGATATTGAGAAGCTTGTAAATTGCAATGACGGAGCCGTCCATCATATCGGCCACGGTATAAACAAGCCCGACTTCTTGTGATACGCCCATTTTAACAATTTCCTTCTGCTCCTTCTCAATATCTCGGAGAAATCCCATTCCAAAACGAAATTTATAAACAGTATTGTTAATTTCAATTTCCATCAAAGACATAAAAATTAAGCGCCTTTCGTAGTATCAGTAAATACATACAGGGCTTCATCTAGCTGGTCCTGAGGTACAGTTACATCACCTTTCGCACCTGTTCCGTTAACGGTAAAGCTCAAAGAAATTTCTACGAATCCATCTGCCGGAGAAGACTTCTCTAAGCTATTGATGTAAGCCTGGTAATAAGTACCTTTGTATGTATTGGCAGTCTGACCTGCCTTAGTTAAGTCAGCTTCCCAAACTTCAACGATATCACCATTGATCAATGCCTCTTCTAACTTAGCGACCATAGTATCGTCTGTTGCCAGGATAGAAGTAGCTTCGATGGTGATTTCAACATTGCCCGGAGTTCCGATAGAGCCGTCTTTAGTAGCGGTAGTCTCTACATCTCTTTCGGCTGATTTAGTATTTTCAGTCGTATATGCGATACGAGTACCTGCTACAGTATTCTGCTCTTTCAGAAGTCGGTATAAGTAAATTAACTGTTTTCCTTGTACAGTTGCCATTTGAGTATTCCTTTCTAGCTAAATAAATAGCTGAGTATTAAGACTCCATGAAGGTATGGAGTTGATGTAGTTGTGTCATAAAGAAAGTTTTCATCAACGCTTCTAAGGAAAACCTTATAGTTTTCAGTTGCCTTGACCATTGACGCCTTCGCCTTGACGTTATTCATCAAAGTGAATAATTCTTTCTTCTGGTCGATTCGGTTATGCCAGACATGCACCATGATGGAACAGTCGCCTGTCAAACCTGACTTATAAAGTGTATCGCTAGAATCTATGCTTTCGATGTGGATGTGTGGACATGGTGCATCCTCTTCTGGAAGGTCCTCATTGTAGACGGTATAGCCTTCTTCTTCAAGTAAGCTGAACAAAGCTTCGGAGATTTCATAAGGTGCAATCATGAAATTAACTTCCTTAGTTCTTTGTCAAATTTTACACCTCCGGCTAATTGTGCCGGACGCATAAATGGCTGAGCATGGCCATGCTTCTTAGTACCGAATTCGACATACTGAGCATACTTTTCTCCTGCTGTTAATTCATATCGGAAGTCAGAGGCTTGCCCCGTAATGGACCCCTTAAGCTTTCCTGTCTTGTGCGGAACCTTGCGCTTTGCTACACGTTCCATTTCCTTACCTGCAGTTCGAACTGCCTGTTTGACTTCAAGGAGCTTTCCACGCTTCGCAAGTGCTTTGGCAAGTTTTTTATTGCCTTCAATTTTTACTGATACAGACATGATCAAATCCTCTCATCGTCATATTCGGTATTCATCTTTTGTAAAGAAAGCTGAATGTACGGAGGCTTTTTGTCAAAGCATTCCTGCTCCTGGACAACCTTGTAAATATAAGGTTTGTCACTTCCAAGCCCTTGGAAAAATCTTGCTTCGACAAATACACAGGAAGCGACTGGCGAGTTGATCGGCACGCATACCACTTTGTCCACGGTATAGTTGTAGTCCTTTGCTGTAAAGAATCGCTTAAATCCGACAGTCAGCTGTGCACAGGATATCTTCTGTGTAAGATTCTCCATGATCTTGCCGTTCCGGACCTTGATGCCCTGGATATATCCTGCATTAAATGCCAGCATCTGATTCCTCCGTTTTCCTACGAGCAACCATACCTTGATTCGAAAGCCTTACTAATTCTTTGTGATAATTTACGTAAAAATCCGGAAGTGCGTTAGCGATACAATACTTTACATACTTCTTTAGCAGCGTCTTTTCGGCGCTTGCATTTTCAAAATCACAGGATGGCTTGAAAGTACTGATGTATTCCTTACCATCTTCGATAAAATCAAGGAGCTGAGCCTCGGTGAACTCATCCGTCCATCGATAGCCCGAGCCCCTCATAATTTCTTCTAATAGAGCCATGGTCAGCCCTCCTTAAGATTAGGCCTGTTCTTTAGTCTTAACAGTGCCTTTTACTTCTACAGGAATTGCAGCTTCTCCAAGACCAGAAATATCCAGATACTGGAATGCATTGTTATCCTTCTGGATACCGTTACCATACAGTTTGATTTTGAATGTGCGGTTATCGTTTAAGAAATCAAAGTCATCAGTCCATTCGATACGGCCGTTTTCTTCCGAGCCAACATGAACGAAATATTTCTTATCCATACCAAGGATAGCTTTTCCACGAGCAATATATTTTGATGGAGCGATGTCAAATGGATATGGTTTATTTTCTACCCATTCGCCTAAGGCGTTCTTAACGCATAAAGCTGGACGGACCAAGGAGAAGTTATCCAGTGGATGAACTATCATGAACAAGCCTGCAGCTAATGGGTCACGTGCCTGTCCGGAACGGTTAACTGCCATAGCTTCTAATGCCGGAGCCATGCCTTTCGGAGTTAACTCAGTTACTGCAATTGGAGTCTTAGCAGTGTAAGTAGTTACTCCGGATACAGTATTACCTTTTGTCATATCAGCAATCATGCCGATCGGACCCTGAGAAGATACTAAGTTAGAAACTGCTGCTTTTTCTAAGCCGTTAGCAATTGCTTCGTACAGTAATGTGCGCACAAACTGGTCAATGTATGCAGGTCCTAAATCGAGCATTGCTAATGGAACTGGTACATATGCAGTCAGTTTCATCATTTCAGAGCTTTCTTCAACGAATGCGCCGGCAACCTGCTGAGTAATCTGAGAAGTTAATGTTCCCCATGTTGCTGCAATATCTTCAGTAGTCGCATAGATCAATTTAACTTTTGCGGTAGTGTGCTTGATATCCAAGTGTTTTAATACCGGATGATTAGCTTCAATGTCAGCAAATACATCATCGAGTACAGTTTCCGGAAGCGTCACCTCCATGTTGGATAATGCATCACGGTAATTTGTGGAGCGCATAGCCTCGATGATTTTGTTGTAGTAGATAGTTTCAGCATTTGTTAATACACGCACACCTCTTGACTGCAGAATCTGACGGTCCTGGTCTTCCATAACAGAATTAACTGCATCCAGAACAGCCTGTTCAGAATAGCTAGAAATAACGTTTAAGAATTCCTTAGAATCCTTGTTTTCGATGGCATTGTTCAATGCATCTTCATAGTTTTTTACAACTGGCATTTTAAATTTTCCTTTCTTTGTTATGAAAAAAACCAATGTGTCTGCACGTTACGCATATCAACATTGGCTTGTTTTCCTTTGTTTTCGATTTTTTCATCGTCTTCTTCTGAAGTATCTTCTTCGTCTTTGCCATCTTCAGAAGGTTCATCTTTCTCTTCTGCCTTGACATCGGTGATTGCATCACAGAATCCCATTTCAAGACATTTGTCGGAGGTAAGATATGACTCCGAATCAAGCAGCTCTTTTAATTCGTCTTCGCTGATGGAAACATGATCTAAATATGCCTTTCGGATAGATTCCATAATTACGTCCATATCATCTGCAATCTTCCGGAGTTCTTTAGAATTACCGATAGCAAACGTATAGCAGTTATGAATCATAAGCATACTGGTCTTTCCCATGTTTACCGTTTCACCAGCCATTGCGATAACTGAGGCAATGGATGCAGCGATACCTTCAACATAGGTGTGGATGGTCTTACCGCTGTTCTTCAGCAAGTTATAAACAGCAATGCCTTCGAATACATCGCCACCGTTTGAATTGATGTGTACATGGATAGTGTCAGCTGTAACATCATCTAATGCTTCGATTAGCTTCTTCGGTCCAAATCCGACTAAATCACCAGTCCACCAATCCTTGCGCTCACCAATTTCATCAAAGATATACAAATCGGCATAATCAGCGTTCGGTTTCTGTTCCATGCGAAAATCTAAAAATCTAACTTTCAACCTTGGTTACCTCCTTTCTATTGACTTTCTACCTTGTCATCTTCGACAGGTTTCAACAGCTCATCGATGGTCGAGTAGTTCTTAGTCATAAAGTGCCTATTCGCCCAGTCTTCTGCTATCTCTTCGTCACCGAGGATTCGATTGATGTCGTTGATGGTCTTAACTCCGGAGCTTAGAAGCTTATCAATTCCACTTGCCATATCGAGCACATCAATATGCTTGATGGTCTGCGTATTGATCCGAATTTTTGAACCGGATAAATACTCTTCCGGAGTAAACTGTTTTCGATTCAGCTCATCACTAATCAATTCAACAATCGAATCGAGGCAGAATGTTAAGAAGTCATCAACAGCCTTGGAAGTGTCGGTAACTTCACCTGTCGCAATGTTTGACGGTATTAAAAAAGCCTTGGAAGTAATCTCCAAGACATCGTCAATCAATTTCTTTATACCGGTACTGTCTACGGTACCAGTTCCTCCGGATACCTTCTCTAAAAGGTATCCATCGTATTCCGGGAATACGGAGTTAGTTCCTTCAAGGAATGCCTTAACGTCTTCGTTAAGGATTTCTTTAATTTCATCTTCGTTGTTCTGCTTATAATCGTCAATTTTCAGCTTTAATTTAAGACCCGCATTCTGTTTGACATTGGCATAAGTCAGCTTGATCAGGTCGGTGTAAAGTTTAGTAATATCGTCAAGAAGGTCCACGACCTTTTGATTTGTCATTTTAAAATAGAAAACTTCATGAGCCTTAAACTGTCGATTAAGCTTTAAGCTCCGGATGGATACATCCTTGAATACACTTTCACGGAGTACCTTAGTATCGTCAACATTAAAGCTGTCAGCGATGTACAGGCAGTCCTTGCCTCCGACCCTTTGCGGAAAAATCAATACCTCTTTTTCGTGGTAATACTTATAAATCACTTCTTCCCAGAACTCGGTGGCGTTCTGATTCGGATTCGGTTCCACATTCAGAAGGTAATATAAATCTTTCTTAATTTCCTTCTTCTTCTGGTACGTCCGGAATTCACATTTACTAACGGCCTTGGCAATTCTGTTGACGCAGATATCGAAAGCAAGCTCACGAATAGCAATATCTCGCTTCAAGCTTTCCATCTTCATCGTCATGGCTTTCTTTTTCTCTTCATCGTCTACCAGATCAAGGCCGAATATTCTTTGCAGCCATCCCATAGCGTGCACCTCCTAATTGTATACTTGTGCTCGTACACGCTTCTTAACTGGTACGGCACCGCTTAACATATCCTCTAAACAAACGCAGTTGACAAGTGACATAAAAGGGTCGGTCTTGCGTGCGTGAGGTTCAATTTTGTCATATAAAAAATTGCCCATATCTAACTCGCCACTAACGGCAAGCTTGGACCGTTTTGCAGGAACCATCTTCGTGTTATTGGTTGCCCATCTTAAACATGGCTGGTCTCCCCAAATAAAAAGGCCGTTCGTAAACAGCCTGGTAATTACCGGTACGACTCGCATAATATCCGATGGTCGTATCAGTTTTATATTTTTCCGCTTGTCAGAAAACTGAATTTCTTCAAGCGCCTTTTTTAATAATGCATATCTAAAGTTATCGATGCCGATCGCCCGGACATGCCATCTATGAAGTTCCATCTGTTCCTTGATGTATCCGGCAATCAGCTCCGGATTGATTTCCACCTCATCAACAAGGGTTACATGGCCAAGATTAGCCCATTCCCTGTATGGTGCCTTGATGCGGTATAGTTCCTTAGACTGCAGACATACAAAGGCATGGTTAATATCGTATCTTGTTTCGCCCACAACGAAATGGAAATTGACCGCTGCCCAGTCGTTAATCTTAGCAAAGTCGATTCCTACCACACACTGGAATCCGTCAAGGTTTGGCATCTGCATATTAGTTGCTGCGATATCATCCCATTCGGCTGCAGGAGTAGCGATAGCTGTTTGACGTAGGTTCATTCGCTTTGTCATGAATGCGGTCAATGAATTCGGATTCTTTTTCCATTTGCGATATTCCTTCTTCATCTCATTCAGTAGAGAAGGCTTATACTTCAATGATGGATTTGCTTTCCTCCACATCAATTCATTGTCTACCTCTGACTTATCATCTAATCTGCAGATGAAGTAGAATACACCTTCATCCGGTTCTCCATGGAAAAGAACATTCTCAGCATCGGTCAGCTTATCATCCAGTGGACCGCCTACGATATCGCCGTTGGTGGTAAAGTATCCGGTACGTGGATGGTCTTTTTTACCGAGGCCAGTGGTGAACACGTTAATGTTGTCATAGTTTTGATAAGTATGAATCTCATTTAAGAATACAGCTCCGGAACGTAAGCCGTCCTTACCAAGCGCGTTATTGGTATGGCCCTTGATGTATCCGCCATTCTTTTTGCCGAGTATTTTTTCCTTGGTCCAGTAGAAGAACTTCTTCATCAGTTTTTCCTGCGATTCCATAGCATTGTATACATCCTCAACAGGCCTTAATGCCTGGTCTTCGTTGTAAGCACATATATCAATGTCATAGTTCGGAATCTTGTTATATGGGCTAATTAAGCACAAGCTAAGCCACGATATAAAGCCATCCTTGCCTGCACCTCGCCCCATAAAGAAAAAGCCTTCATCCCAACGAGGAAGGCCGTTATCTTTCCGGAATACACACAGGAAGCAGCCGAGGCAGTATCTTTCCCATTCAAAACCATCGTTGAATCCTAAGTATTTACCAAGCCCAACATAGTGATGATACAAATCAATATCTATGATCAACTCTTCATTTTCGAATGTTTGAGTAACCAGTTCTCTTAAAGCTAACTGGTCCTTGCACATTTCAGAAGGGTTTTCATCCATGAAGTCAAACCACTCAGTCACAAATTCAGGCAGCGGAGTGGACATTACAATTCGACATCCTCTTCAGCTTTCGTACCAAGCTCTTTGATAATCTTGACCAGCACCTGAGTGGTATTATTCGCCTGTTGAGCGGTTTTGTTATAGCCATCAATAGCAGGATTAAGGTAAATGTTCGCTCTGCCTTTGACGTATTCCTTTGTGACGGTTGGACCATCCTCTTCAATGTTGTCTTCAAGGTCAGATAAGACATTGATCTGTACATCCAGTCTTTTCAGTGTTGACAGAAAAAGGAAGTTTTTAGACAGCCCAAGCTCTTCGGCTTCCTGGGCAAACTTTGCCCGGGAGATTTTCAACTTATTTGAAGTAATTCGTGCCATATCGTCAGCTCCTTTCTGTCTTTCGAGTTTTTTTCGAGTTTTTTAATGGTTTTTTCGAGTTTTCCAAAAATTTTACGAGCTTTAAAAATTTTTCGACTGGATTGCCTGGCCCCCCGCTCTGGCGCCCAGGCTAAAAATTTCGGATTTTTTGACCGGGGGTATCTTTTATGGAACCCCGAAAAATCGCCCACGAACTTTCACTCACCAGCGTTCTTTGTTCAACGAGCTTTGCTCCTTCAACCCTTTTTCAGGATGCAATTCATTGTGACAAGTACTGCACACACTGATTAAGTTTCTTTCGTTCGTTCCTGGAACAAAGATATCAAGCGCCCATTCTGGCTTGTCTGTTATGTGATTCACATGATGAACTATATTAGCTCTTGTATACATTCCCTTGGCTTTGCATATCTGACATTCATTATGATCAAGCTCCAACACCTTAGCTCTTACCTTAGTCCAATCGCTTGAATGATAGAACTGGTTAACCCAAGGGATAGCATGCTCGTTATCCGGTTCGAAGTCTTCAAACCATTGACGAATGATATCTTCATATCCATTCGGCCTTTTTGCTGAGCGAGCTAAACATGTCTCGATGTCTGTATCAATCAGAATTGTCCTGGCATGGAGACGGTTAGCCAGGGACTGGCGGTACTGTCTTCTTGGATAGCCTCCGATAATGTAGGCATCGTTGAATGATTTATCTTCTTCAATGTACTGGATCAAGTTATTGCGCAACGACATTGCAGCGCTGACTATATGCTCAGGCTTATCATATAGCTTATTGATACTGATAGCCTGGCATATTCTGTCCACATCCACAATCAGATCGGATGGCTTAGCATGCTCCAGTGCATAGGTTGTCTTTCCGGAACATGGCGCTCCGTAAATTAAATATACATTTTTCATATCAAATAAAATTGGACTGCCATCGCTGACAGTCCTAAGTTAGAAAGGAGATTATTATGAAAAAAAACAATCCTTGATTTAATGGACCGATAGAAGGAGAGCTTAAATGAATTAAGGAGGAAGCTCTCCGATTTGTCCATTCAGAGCTACCTTTTTTACCGTAACTCTACGATATCAGCTTATCATGTATGACCGTCTAGTTAACTAGATTCTGATTGTCAGCCCTCGCATAACACTGATCATGTGCTCATAAGGGTTTTCCCAACCGTGCTTTATTGCCAGTTTCTTATAACTCATCCGGTTAATGTAATCGGTCATGAAAGGGTCTGAATTCGTCTGGGCAATTACCTGCTTCTTATACGACAATGCTAAATCTAAGCGAGCCTGTACCTTTTCCCTACATTCGATATATTCCTGTTCATCCGAAAGTAGATCATTGATTTTTGTTGAAGTTTCAACATGAGAATTTTCAACCTTTATTTTGTCAAAGTTACCGCTTGACGGAAGGCTCGCCAAATCATCCAGTCGTTGCCGAATACGTTTCAATTCACCTGTATACTCAATGATAAGATTCTCATAGTTACCTATCCGATGGATTTCCATCATAATGAAACGAGCATTAGCTTCCGTCATATTTCTATCCTCCTATTCGACAAACGTTCGATAGCCGTATTGTTTTGCTATCGTTTCTCTTAAATGGTTTACTGTAGTCTTAAGCCCATAATTCTCTCGCTTTAAGTGCTCGACTTCCTTACGCAGCCTAATCAATTCCCGGTATTCTTCAATCGGTATGATCATCTTATTTTCATCGAGCAATGAATCTGCAGTCATTTCTTTCCCTCGATCATTTCAATCAATCCCAATCGTTATGCGTAGGTGCTGAGCCAATCAAATAACCGAACCATACACCTGCTAACCATACGATACTGTAAATTATTATTGCTTTCATTTGTTCATCCTTTCGTATTCGATATACTTTCGACCTTTCTTGTTGTTATATTCGCACCCTGCGAAGAACTGATGATACCAGTCATCTGAATCCATTGCTGTCTCACATTCTGCACATGTACCACAGTGACAAGTCTTCCCGGGGCGAAACTTCTTGCAATTCCAGCACATGGATTCCTTGAACCATCGCCAACATGGCTCGCATTCATTCTGATAGTTGAATAGCGTTAACTCTTCCATCTTCTCAACTCGTACTTTCTTTTGAATAACTTTGTCAATGCCTCGCCGATCGTGTTGCCGACTGCATCCAGAGGCTCATCCATCCACTGGATTGACAGGTACTGCATGTAGTAATACACACGACCGTCTACAGTCTTGAGAATCTCCATCGTGATTTGATCGCCGTCTTTATCGCTTAGCATCTGCTTTCGTCTCCTCAATCATGTCCTTGTCCTCTTGAAATACCAATCTGCCCACTCCTTAAGTGAAGGCGCATTTATAATGTCTGATACTGCATACGCTTCTTCCGTAGGATCGGTTATTTTTTCTCCGACTGTATATTTATATTCCCTTGTTCTGGCACTCAAATCACATTGACCATTACATAGCTTTCTTTCTTGGTGCATCTTAACCCACCAAGAATCTATGGGGAAAGTAGGGTCTAGAAAGCCTTTGGGGAGCGCTAAATAAAGGCTTATATCCTTAAATGATTTTCTAGTTAGTTCTTCCTTTACCATTGAAAGATAAAACTCAAAATGTCCGGCACACATTTGATACATCTTTCTATCCTTTTCAAACACGATTAACGCATCTTCGCAGTAAAGCGTGTAAGTCGTCACTCCAAAATAGGTATGGAATTTTTCTACGTTTTCATTTTCTTTGTTCATTTTCCTCCTTGACCTTGCAGATGTATTCTACTAATCTAATTCTTCAATTACCTCAATGCATTCATCAGATGCTAAATCATTGTCAAATAAATCCCCTACAATGCTTTCTGACAAATAATTATTGGCTTCATCCAAATAAGAATAACTGTAAAATCCTACATGTTTCCATGTGTAGGTTTTTTTCCTATATTTCACGTTTGTAGGTGGTCTGCCTTCTTTAATCATCTGTAAAAGCTCAAAATATGTAATCATTTTTTTTACCACGCTAGGATGTCCAAAATACGGCATAGCATCCACGATTTGTATCATATGTGATGCTGATAATCTGATCTGCATCGTATAGTTCTAACCACTTCGGATCGTTGGTTCTAATCGCTTCATTGATTTCGTTTAGATCATTGCAGTAATTCCAGAAGACATATTCTTTTAATTCAGATTCGTCCCCAGCTTTATCTTCTCGCAATGAACCCCACGCACCTGCCAGTGCACTTTCTAAAGGGTCTGCAATTCCTAAAGCGCAAGCTTTGTTGTACTGTCTGAACAGTTCCTCAATCAATTCTCCTAAAGTCATTCTTCCTCGGTCTCCTCTTTTTCTTCTGCGTAAATACAGAATCCATTAAATTTGTCTTCAATTCTTCCGTAGTGCCCACAACTCTCTGGATCATGTTTGCAGAATGTACACCAAAGCAATCTGATTCCATCTTCTGCGTTCATTCTGAATCCTCATAACATACGTTTTCGAATTTTTTATAGGCATCTAAGTACCACTCTTTTTTATTACCGTTATAAGTCAGCTCATAATACATGCCATCAAAAAGTGTGGTGGAAATAAGAAATTTCCAATTTTGCAGAATCTTACATTTCCAAACTGTAAATACATCAAATTCTACTGGACCATCACTTTTGTCTAAATGCTGCATCGCATATTTTCTAACTAATTCGACGGCTTCATTTTCATAGTCTCTAATTTTCATCTGTCAAACCTCTCTTTAAACCAATCAATCATTTCTCCAATGATTTTGAATATTCCGTCAATTATAGCCAACATCATAAAAAGGCATCCGGTACACAACACTAAGGTAAATGCCGTGATTATAATATTACCTAATAAATAACCTAATGGTTCGTACATCCATCTCACCTCAATAAAGCGCTATCGCAATTGCATAATGCAATATTTGATCTTCAACATAACCTATGATTCCTTTGCACTTTTCCCAGTCTGCTAAAACGTGCATAACAAACAGAATTGCGATTTTATAGTCAATCCCATAAACGACTGCGAACGGAACGCAGTACAGAATGCAGTGAATCAAAAGGTGATAGAAATTGTCTCCTTTTGTTTTTGCTAGAAAATCGTTTTGTAATACATAGTCACCTACTGCATGGCACATCACTATGGTTGCCAAGTTTCTGAAATCACCCATTCTTCTTCTCCCCTTTCTGCCAAAACTAAATACGTGTTGTATCCTCGAACACATCTGATTTCATAACCAACATCAAGATAGCAAGGGCACTCCTTTCTCAGACATGGCATGAAATATTCGTTGTAGTAATATTCGCCAGCCACGGTTAACGAGGCTTTTTTCTCTCCATGTACACGGAACGGGCATGGCTTAATTTCGGTCATTCTTTAGCCTCCTAAAAGTGGCATAGGACAATCCCAAATCCAGTCATCATATTTCATCGTCTTATCACAAACGACCTCGCCATCGATTATTTCAATTTCTTGACAGAACTCCATTCCGCACTCGAACCCGTACAATCTAACGTCTAGTCCACATTCTTTTGATATCGCAACAAAAGGCTCTACATCAAAGTTCCACGCCTGTTTGACTTCGAGTGCGATCGTGTCCCAATCGCCCAGCCAATCGACACGGTCTTTTTTGCCCAGGAACGCTCTTCGTGAGCCTTTAATATGCGGTTCATCTTTTATCGTAACGCCATACTCTTGCCATTCATCATCGAAATCCAATTCAATAAATTCATCAATCGTTCTAATTTCACCGAGATTCTGAGAAGGGTCTAAATATTCGGTAAAAAACTTTTTCAGGCCTTCGGTTTTCCCTCTCAGCTTCAATGTTCCCTCAATCCAGTTAGGCATCTATCTCACCTCGAACAGTGCATCTTTAATTCGGCTTGTGCCAATTTTTTCGCAAACTTCCACCGCTTCTCCGTGTGTGTCAAAATAAATCATTCCTTGGCATGGTGCTTTCGAACAACTTCTAGACACTAGATTGTACTCATCCAAATACATAAACCAATTATCTCCATCCTTTTTAAACCATCTACGACCGCCATGCTTAAGCAGCAGAGTTTCGACCTTTCTGCGTTGGATTTCCTTTTCAGCATCTTTTTGAGTTAAACAAACATTGCCTATTTCAAGCCGATCTTGATAAGCGCTTAGAAGATTAACCTTACATCTACAAATCTCCCCGGCATTACTAATGTTGAAGTAAATATCATCGTCTTTCAAATCAAAAACCGTTTTAGACTCTGGCTCTCTTCCTTCAATCACGATTTCATTTGTCGCTATTCTTCTAGAGACTACGACATCGTAGTCTCCATATTTTTTAATCAAGTCCTTAAGCTTCATTCAGGATCTCCCGATGTATCGCCAAAAATCACCAGGTTCTCCAGCACTTTGCCGAATCGTTCCAAGATTACATCAAACGGGTTTTTGCCGATTTCAAATCCGAGCCGATCCAGTACGATACGGATGCCTGTATTCTGGTCATACTTGTCATCCGGATGCAGTTTAGCTTGTGATTCGTACAAGCCTTTTGCCTTGCTGATTATAATGCGATCCGGACTACGGAATGTACACGCTCTTGTTGTGGTTCCATCAAATTCAATGATGATATATCTCTTTTCTTTTTTATGCTTCTTCTTCATTTGGTTCTCCTTAATTCATACACACATTCAGGATGTGAATAGTGCGTTTTTATCCTGCCGTTCTTGCAGTACAGTTCGCTTAACCAGCTGTTTCCGAATTTGTGCTTTGCCTTATCGGTGAATCTGATTACGCTGCATGTTCCTGTCTGTACCGCAACGCCGTTCTCCCATTTATAAACTTTTTCGTGGTTTTCGAAAAATTCAATGACCTTTATCACCTTGTAATCGATTGCGCTTTCCCTCGGCATTTCAAGCAGGACCTTTTTTCCGATGTAATTCTTTAATTCATGAAATGGAATCGTAGCACCTTTAATCTGTTCTCCGTTTGTTACATACCCAAGCGGAAAAGGGTCCTCGTATTCGCGCCAATTAAACAGGGTTAACTCTTCTGTCATTTCTTTTCCTCTCCTTTGCTTTTCCAGTGATAGCCACCGGCTTTGCATCCGCTGCAAATTGCTGTATAAATTGCCCCTTTGGTCACGTCAACCAAATCCGCTGCTTCCTTTTTGCTATTAAATTCTTCCCCAGTCTCAACGCAGACAACTGGAATATTGTATTTCTGGTGATTCAGTACAGCTCTGCCGATCGGCTTGATCTGGCCTGTATCCAATGCCCATACAGCACCGTCAACGAACTGCATGGCATACGGTGGAAAGATTCCAACTTGTTTACAGACCTGACCTAAGTAATCTTTCTTTCGCTTACCTAGGTGGTTTGTACGTTCACCTTCTGATTCATCGTCAATTTTTACGAATCTAAATTTCCATTCTGATTCCATTGATCAACTTCCTCGATTGATTCTTTATCGACAACATGCTTTGTGTATCCGTAGGATGTTTCCTCTACAAGGAACGAACGGAACATATCAATCGGTTCCACTCTGTCACCGTATACACGTTCACCTGTCTGTCTCTGTATTCCTGTATATTTCATAATTTTGTAACTTTCCTGTAACTAAGATTCTTTTAAACTTGTCACTTGAATCATGATTCCTGTTTCGGTTTGCTTACCATACATTTTTACGATGATTTCCCAGGCTACCTGTGCATCATCTTTCCAAAAGCCTACCGCAGTCATACAGTCCTTGAGCAGCTTAACCATGTTGTCTGTATCAGGCTTCGTGATTTTCCAGGTACCTGATGGATGCGACTTCGACTCTGGATAGATCCAGTTCGTTGTCAAGGCAACCGGACCGCTTAATGGTTCATCCGGTTTATACCTTGCGAGGTGGGCCATCAATGTTGCCCGGGCTTGCTTCAGCTCCGGAGGTTCATAAAACTTCGGCCGACCATTTACCACCGTTACCTTCTTCTCCTGATGCGTGATTGTCGGTGGCTTTTTCATCGCTATAAAAAATTTCATTTCAATTACCCTTTAAAAATTATTTTCAGTTTTTCACAGGGTATCGGTTGTATGTATTCGCAAAAGTCAGTCTCTTGAGACTTTTGCAATACTACATACCACCTGCACTGTTGCAAAACTACTACGTAGTAGTAGTTTCAGATGCAATAATGCACTATTGCAAAAGTTAACTTTTGCAATACTATTGCACACTTGCAAAAGTGGTACTTTTGCACTATTGCAAAAGTTAAATGCAATATTGCAATGCAATAGTGCAATACCCTATTTATTGTCGAAGTAATACCACTTTTTCTCCGAATTTTCTCTTAAGTATTTGGACATTTCGCACCACTTTTTGACCGAATGTGGAGACCTTCCAAGCTCCTTAGAAATGGCATATGAAGTCATTGGTTCACGGTCCATCATGAAGTTTTCCAAGTCTTCAATTGCCTCCTTGGTCTTCTTATCCATACCGTCTTTTTTCTTCGATTCTTTATCGTCTGCAGCCTTCATTTTCTGTAATGATTTGGATTCATCAAGCTTATGAATAGGCCATTCGAACCATAGATATTTAGGTAATGGCTTAGCGAATTCTCTCAGTGTACATTCCATTTTCCATGCGGTCATAGATGGAAATTCTGCATGTTCTTCTTCCGGAACTTTCAGCTCCAGGAAGTCAATACTTGCATCCGGATCACGTGCGAATACACCACTTCCGGAGGCTCTGTCTGATGCTTTTTTATTGCTCTGGACACCCTTCGAATGATGGTGACAGTACACCACCGACACACCCAGTTGGTTACAAATCTTATCGAATTCGTTACAAAACTTAGCCATCTGTTCAGCTGAATTTTCGTCTCCGGTAATCACCTTATAGATAGGGTCAATGATGATGCAGATGAACCCTTTCTTCCTCGCTCTTCTAACTAGCATAGGTACAAGCTTATTCATAGGTACGGCCATGCCCCTAAGGCTCCATACATCGATGTTACTGATGTTTACGGGAGTTAACTGCATGGCTTCATAGACATCCTTGAAACGATGCAGACAGGAACTCCGGTCTACTTCTAAATTGACATACAACACCTTTCCCTGTGTGCACTGGCAGCCAAACCATGGCAGACCTTCAGCTATGGAAATAGCCAGTTCAATCAACGCAAAGCTCTTACCTGCTTTCGATGGTCCGGAGATAAGCATCTTATGTCCTTGCCTCAAAATTCCATCTATTAGTGGCGGTGCCAGAGGTGGCAAATCGTTCCATACATCCGCCATATTCTCAAAATCAGGAAGATCATCTGTCTGTTCTTCCATCCAGTCGATCCATGCATTCCACGATGGCTGTCCAATATTAGTATCGATTAGAAACTGCTTCTGATTCCCTCTTATAAAGCCGGGCATACGGCTTAAACGTGATGGATTTTTGTTCTGTGTATCAATCTGCAGACCGTTGTTCTCACAAACGGAATACAGCTGATTCACTCGCTTTTTGTATTCGCTGTAATTGTCTGCATCAATACGGACCACCGCATGGATGGACTTCTTCCCGGAATGTGTCAGCGTGGCCACTGGTAGCTGCAACTCTCTGATCAGTGCGTTCTGTTTATCAATATCCATGGAATCCGACTCTACAAGAGCATATTTATATGCAGCAACATTCGAATTCCGAACGCCCTGGCCGTCCAGTGGATTGAACCGTATCCATGCCCCTGCCTGTGGATTGTAGTCTCCGAATACGGCACCGATATCTCCGTTACAGTTTTCCAAGCCTCTTATAAGTTCACCGGCTTTCTTCCAGTGCCCTCTGTCAGCAGGAACGTATTTATCTCCGTTTAATTCACTGGCAACTACGTATCCGACCATATCTTCCTGGTCAAAAAGAGTGCTCAAATATTCGATTAATTCGCCTACTGGATTCCAGTTATAAGGTTCTATTATCGGCTTTTCCTCAACAAAGGAAGCATCTACCAATGCGCCGTCAACTTCGATTTCATCATCAAAGTCATAGTTAACGATTTCGCCATTTCTTCGTGGTGGTGCATATCCACGGTCCTTTGCCATCTGCACAATGGTTCCACCAGTGACCGGAGTAGAAGAGCCTTCAAAGCTCTCCCACTTCCGATAGCATTCGCCATAGTGGTATCTGTTAGGCGTGGTATCTCTTGATGACCACTCTTCCCAGTCACTGGCATAATATCCTTCCTGTTTAAGCGCCATACCGACATTTACCCATTCCTGGTAATTGCATGTCGAAGGGTCGATATATTTAAGCAGCTCTTTTAAATCAGTCATACACAACTACTCCTGTTGGTTTATAAATCCTTGGATCTACTCCGGAAGGAATACGCCAGTTATTCATAGATATCCGTGAAATCATCTTTGAAGCTTCGTCAAACGGCCACGTTCCAACATGATGGAATCCACGACTTTCGAGAAATCGTATCTGCTTCGGTGTAGACAGTCCCTCTTCCTTTCGTTTGATCAATCTATCCATCAATAGACTTGCCTTTCCGGCATTCTCAATTTCATCGGTGAAGATTCCAAACTTTTCCAAGGTTGCTAACTGCTTTGGTGATGGTGGTGCCATCTCCCATCCAAACGTAGGAACGTAGCTGGACAAGTCCTCACTTTGAATCGACATTTCAAACTGCAGTGGATCAACGAGCTTTCTCTTACGTATCCGCATAGCTTTAAGCTTTTCTGCTAACGCTTCCTCACGTTCTCGCTGTACATCACTGGATGCCTGTTCCTCAGCTTCTTCGATATCAAATAAGGTGCCTGCTTCTTCTTCCATATTGGCGGTCATTTTCTTTGCTACTTCTTCGTTGGTGCAGATAAGCGCTGCAGGATGGCATAATTCATGCCGTTCCGTATGCCATAGGAAGTCCAGCAACAGAAGGTCCTTTTTGCCCGGATATAAACGTGTTCCACGGCCTACACATTGTGTGTATAAGCTTCTGACTTTTGTCGGTCTGAGCACGATTACACAGTCCACAGATGGACAATCCCATCCTTCTGTCAAAAGCATGGAATTGCAGATTACGTTGTATTTCCCTTCATCAAAGCCTTGTAAGACTTCTTTACGGTCGTCACTGTTGCCGTTGACTTCGGCAGCACGGAATCCCTTGCGATTCAATATTTCCTTGAACTTCTGACTGGTGGCCACCAGTGGAAGGAATACCACTGTCTTGCGATCGGAACAGTACTTCAGCATTTCATCGGCTATCTGTTCCAGGTACGGATCTAATGCATTGCCGATATCGCTTGCCTTAAAGTCGCCTGCCTGTACGCTGACACTGGATAAGTCAATCTTCAACGGTATGGTCAACGCTTTGATTGGCGAAAGGTAACCTTCTTTGATGGCTTTCGGCAGTGTATATTCATAAGCCAGCGACTCAAAGAAAGAGCCTAAGTTTCGCATATCACTACGGTCAGGGGTAGCAGTTACTCCGAGTACATTTGAATTTGAGAAGTGCTCCATAACACGCTGATAGCCATCGGATAATACATGATGCGCTTCATCCACTACGATGGTGTCAAAGTAGTCCGGAGAAAACTGTTCAAGCCGTTTAGGTATCTGCAGAGACTGCACACTTCCGACTACGACACGGAACCACGAGCCAAGACAACTCTGTTCTGCTTTTTCAATAGCGCATTTAAGCCCTGTTACCTTTTCTAACTTGTCTGCTGCCTGTTCCAGAAGCTCCCCTCTATGGGCAAGTATCAATACTCGCTCACCTCTGGTAACACAGTTTTCAATTACCTTAGTGAAGACAATGGTCTTTCCTAAGCCTGTTGGAAGGACCAAGAGGGTCCGTTTATGACCCTCGTTCTGCCATTCGTTTAATATTGCACTGACCGCCTCGTTCTGATAAGGTCTAAGCTCCATTAGAATTTACCTGTTGACCACTGTGGTGCTTGATGCTGAGGTTGCTGCATCTGCATATTCTGCATCTCACTTGGTGAAAGGAAACGTTTGATATTGTTGTAAATGGTACTCGGATTCTTCTTATCCGGATTCTGTGTGAGTTCAAAGTATCCGGTTCTTCCCGGAGTTGCCAGCCAGTTCATACGTACCGACTTCTTACCGTTCGGCTTCATGATTGGCTGTTCTCCAATTGATTCGAAAAAGCCTGTGATCATACGGCGGTTATTGTTCATACTGTTCAGAAAGAAGTTATGAGTATACGGCACCATATCACCGTTAACGTTCACATTGAACTGGACCTTTACTGTATTGCATGGTCCTACTTTTTCGGAGCCGTTAAATTGTCCTCTTTCGAATGAAGTAACTTCAAACTGGTATACTCCCGGAGCGATAAGCGAATACTCATCCGCTTCTTCTACTTCGTCATCCCATCCATATGATGCGAAATTATTATTTGGATTCTGCTGATTTTGGTAACCATACTGGTTGTTGTAATTATTGTTATAGTCCATTTATCTGTTCCTCCTTAAATTGTCAGTGGATTCATCTCTTTGATCATGCCTAACAACCCATCCCATGCACCGACCAGCACACCGTTGATGAAGTCCTCCGGATATTGATTTACAGGCATATTCTCAGGGAAATATCCTCTTTTGCTGACCGCCTGTCTGATTTCTTTTTCGCTGACCCTGTTCATTTTCATCAAATCGAGTAAAGCCGATGGAAGTCCGGAATATTCAGGCTTGCTGTATTCCTCGTTTACAACTCTACTGTATTCATTTATAGGCTTCGTATCGTTGTTTTTCGGCGGTTCATAGATTTGAGGCTGACCTACTCCATCCGCTAAGTCAATTGGCTTAGGTTCTTCTTTCGGTTGAGGCTTAGGCTGAGGTTGTGGTTGAGTCGGTGCATCGTCAAAGATATGCGCAATCTGACCGAATTCGAACGGCAGCATATCCGGAAGTCCATCTCTATTTTTTGCATCCCATGCGGCCGTATGGCATGTATACATAACTCTTTGCTGACCGCCCTGTGCTTTCGCTTTCTTTCCCTGTTTATCCACAGTTACTACTACGGTCTTGTAGTTTGCGAAAAGGACCATATCAGCCCATTCCTTGACCATTGGAGCTACTTTTTTCTGAAGCTTCAGCTCCCATCTGTCATAGGCACCCAGCTCATCCGGCTGCTCAAATTTAGTAATTTGAGAATGGGCTGTCATTACTACATTGATTCCGCTTCTGACTACTTCTTCGAGCATATTGAGAAACTTTCCAAACTCTTCATACAGATATGTATATCCTTTTCCATACCCTGCATCTTCGATGCTCTGGAAGTTTCTAACAGCACATACATGCTGAATACATAGGCGTTCCGCCCAGTCAGCTGTATCAATTACTAAGGTTTTACAAGGTTTCTCTATCTGTACGGTACGGACCATCTGTAGCAGAGCCGTCCATGATGTCGGAACAGCCCTGGCAACATCTAGCTTTCGTGTACTTCCCTCTGTATCGAGGAATAAAGGGTCAGGAAAGTGACTTGCGAATGTTGACTTGCCTACACCTTCCGGACCGTATACAACTACTTTCTGAGCGTGTGGAATCTTTCCTCTGATAATATCGATTGGCATTAGAATTGACCTGCCTTCCATTTAGGCGCTTCTACTGCTGCAGTCTCTTTGCCTTTAACGTATCCATCCTCGATGATCACGGTGCATTCATCACCAGTTGATACACGTGTAGCAATGGCCTGCAGTCCCTCAGCTTCCAACCACTTGCCAAATTCATTCATGGTATCAATATCCATCTGTTCAAGCTTATCCAGGAGAACAAAGCCACAGTTAGGATTGAGCTTTCTAACAATGGCAGTAGCCACCTTTAACTGGTCACTTCCGGACATGTTATCCCACTGCTGCCCCTTGTAGATGATTTCTCCATTAACAACAGCTAAGCCATCTAATGGTAATTTGACACTGGCAAGAAGGTCCATCTTAGATTTACGGATGGCGTTAAGCTCTTCTGTCTTTGCTTCGTAATTCTGCTGTTCTAAAGCAGCCTCATCGATAGCACGCTTCTTATCAATGTTAGAGCGAACCTTTACATTGATCGCATCCACGTTGCGGATATTCTCTTCCAGTTCCTCCGTGGACTGGTCTACCAAATCAAGGATTGATTTTTGTGCGATTTCCAAATCATCTGTCAATTTGTCCAGCTGATCACGTGCTTCATTCAACTGATTCTGTAATGCTTCAACCTTGGCACGCTGTTGGTTATAGGATGCCTTTAAGTAATCAGCATTCTGACGTTTACGCATATTCTCAGCGTTTTGAGCCATGATAGCCTGCTGCTGGTGGATAAGTTCTGCAGCCGATACCAGTTCCGTACCGACTTCCGGATATTCATCCAGTTCATCTGCATACTTCTGCTTCTGCAGAGCAATTCTTCCGATGGCAGTGCGCTCATCATATACAGCCTTTTCCTTCATTTCGATTTCGATTAACTTTTCACCGATACCGAGAATCTGCAGAAGGATATTCGCCTTTTCCTTGGAAGTGGATTCCATAAACTTAGGGATATCGAGAGCTAACTGTTCGATAAAGCTGTCTAACAGCTTCTGGCCGGCTTTATTGCCGTTTGGATCAATCACTCTAAGCTCTGAATTCTTGCCTTTTCTTTCAACAATTAAGCCGTTGCTTAATGTGACCTTTAACGATGGAGGTAACATGGAGCCTTCACGATGCGGTTCCGATGGCTTATATTTCGCTCCACCTAAAGCCCAGGCAATAGCATCCAGAACGGAAGTTTTGCCTTGGTTATTACGACCTCCGATAACGGTCAATCCGTCTGCGGTCGGTTCTACAGCAACCGCTTTGATACGCTTTACATTTTCCAGTTCGAAAGTATTGATTTTAACGCTCATCCTCAGATACCTCTTTTTCTAACTTTTCCTTTAATGTAAATGATGCTTCCGGTGCATGATCTGGAACGTGAATCTCCAAAGAACACCCTTCTTTTGTCTCTGCCAGTACTTTCGCAATTTTATAATTCGCATCATCTAGAATTTCTTTGATATGTTTTACAGCCTTTTCTCCGTCTGTATTGGAGTAATCACACAACAACTTGATGCCAGTTTCTGACAGCTTGCAATGATCGCTAACATAAATAGAAGGTCTTTTATCGAAGTCCATACCTAGATTAAATGTTAATGAAATGATTTCTTTTTCCTTCTTTTTGGCTTTTGCTTTGGTATCACCTTTTTCTTCAATCTCAAAATCTTCGATACGCTTCAAAAATTCATGAATTGTTTTGGTATGGAGCAGAATACAATTGAGTCTTGTACTCTCAGAAGTATCTTTATTAAACACGGCAGAATAAGCTCTTTCGCTTGCAACGATAAGATTATCGATGATCTGCTCACCAGTTAACTGGTATATTTTCTTTTCATATGGATTTATCATTTATTTCTCCTTTTTAATTGTGATAAAATTTAATTGGCTTATTCCTCAAGCCATCTGTTTTTCATTGAGTATCTACTGGTCGGCAAACCTAGATACTCTTTTTAAATATTCGCTAAGGCCGAATTTTTTCACAAAATCTGCAGTAATGTAGTTTCCTTTACATATCTTCCGGATTTCTTTTTTTGCCATAACCTTACTCGCTTGATTAGATGAAATTCCAAGTACTCTAGCAGCGTCCTTTGTGGT